AAGCAATGGCGGCCGATATAAGCGCCGTAAAAGCTCCACCCTGGATTAACCCATGGCATTTAAATCTGAACAGCTTGAAGCGATCGAGAAAGCGATTGCTAGTGGAACCCTGCGCGTTCGTTGGGGTGATCCTGTGCGTGAAAAAGAATATCGCTCAATCGATCAGCTCATCAAAGCACGCGATCTAATCCGTAGTGAATTGGGGAAGAAGCGCTCCATTCGGGTTCGCACAGTTAGCTACCGAGAAACACGATGATGAGCTCGTTGGGTACCTCGCTGCGTAATGTTGGGCAGCTTGCGAAGACAGCGGCCAGTCAGGCTTTGCGCTCTGTTGGATATGCAGTGGAGGTTCGTTTTAATCGATTGAAGCTTCAAGCGACGCATACGCGAAATTATGCGTCTGCCAATAGCAAGCGCCGTGATTTGATGCGGATGACTACCGTGTCACCTAATGGGGCAATTGCGCAAGATTTGGTAGATCTCATCACGCGATCACAAGACTTGGTTCGTAATAACCCGTGGGCCAATAAGGCGCTCAATGTCATCGTTTCAGAAACCATTGGCACCGGTATATCAAGCGAGGTCAAGGTTAAGCGTGGGGGCAAGAAGGCCAAAGCGCTGAACGCGCGTTGGCAAGATTGGAAAGAGTCTACCAATGTGGATTTTGCTGGTGAGTTGAACCTTGACGGCATCACTCAGCAAGCATTGCGTACGGTGGTTGAGTCGGGCTTTTGCCTGGCCATTAAACGAATCGAAAACCGTAAGCTGAAAATTCAGCTTATCGAGCCACTGCAGCTTGATCTGGCTAAGAACGAAGAGTTGAGACCGAATCATCGGATCGTTAATGGTGTCGAGCTAAAGAACGATCGTGTGGTGGCCTATTGGATATTCACCCAGCCGCCAGGCGAAAACCACCGGGGTGATCCTTCTCAGAAGTTCATTGCCGAGGATGTTGCTTTGGTTAAGCGAGTCGGCCGTCCGGGGCAGCGTTTAGATGTGCCATGGGTAACGCCGGCGATGACTTCGCTGGTTGACCTAGACGATTACGAAGACGCCTATTTGCTACGGCAAAAAATCGCGAACTGTATTACCGCCTTTGTATATGGCACGGATATCGACTCCGAGAATCAGGTCAGCGAGATACCAGAAAAACTGGAAGCCGGCAGCATCGTCGAGCTGTCCGACAATTCAGACGTGAAGTTTTCCGATCCACCGAAAGCCGATTCTTACGGCCCCTATGTGAACCAAGTTCTGTATCGGGTGGCCGCGACCTACGGCATTACCTATGAATCTCTGTCTGGCGATCTGTCTGGTGTGAATTTCAGCAGTGGACGTATGGGCTGGCTGCAGATGCACCGTAACGTGGAAACGTGGCGCTGGATGATGATCATCCCTCAATTTATTGAAGTCGTTTTCCAGTGGTGGTTTGAAGTTGAAGAGCTTCATGGCCGAGTGACTCGTGCTTATCACTTTGAATGTCCGCCACCGGCGCGAGAAATTTTTAACCCACCGGCTGAAACGAAGGCACTCAAGGATCAATGTCGAGCTGGTTTTATCTCGATACCAGAGGCGCATCGCAAGCTTGGTTATGACCCGGAAACGATCTTGGAGGAAAACGCCGAGTTTATCGCGATGGCAAACAGTATGGATCTGAAATTCGACTCTATTCCAGCACACGACCCGAGGCGAGAGCAGTAATGATTAAAACCATGACCTACCGATCAAAGCCTGATGCAAGTGGCTGTGTGTGGCGAACCTTTGACCTCAATGTGATTGATGAGGATACGCGCACTTTTCAGGTAAGCGCGTCGAGCGATCAGCCTGTAGATATGGACCATTTCGTCGAGATACTTAGCCATGACCCCGAGGACGTGGACATGAGCTTTTTGTCCTCCGGTAATGCGCCAATGCTAGATACCCACGATTCAGGAGTGGGCAAGAGCGTGACTGGTAATCCCGGCATGCAGATTGGTGTTGTTCAATCCGCAAAACTTGAGGGTGGCCGCTCTGTTTGCGTTTTGCGCCTATCTAGTGGTGCTGAGTTTGATCGGCTTTGGGGTGATATCAAAGATCGCATCGTGAAGAACGTGTCCATTGGATACAAGCGACTGGGTGTCGAAGAGGTTGGTGAAACCGAAGATGGCCGGCCCGTGGTGCGCACAAAGTGGCGCCCACATGAAATCTCTTTAGTGCCGATACCTGCTGATGAATCGGTTGGTGTCGGGCGTGCAATAGAAAATGTGGAAATTATCATGAACCGTGAAGAAATCGAGAAAATCGCGCGTCGTTACAGCCTAACTCAGGACTGGGTAGAAAAGCACGTCCGAGCCAAGTCAACGACCGCTCAGGCCCAAGCCGATGCTGAAGGTCAGTCTAGTGATGATGAGGAAGGTGATGACGGTGATGATCCACCATCTAACCCTGAGGGTGAGCGCTCAGGCGATCAGGGGGTTGACCCTGAAGCTATTCGCACTGCTGAGCGTAGTCGCATCGCTGCCATTCAAGGTGTGGCGACCCGTCATAGCTTGCCTGCGGATTGGGCACAAGGCCAAATTGAATCCGGTGCCTCTGAAAGCGAGGCGCGACTATCTGCATTAGATGAGATTGCAACACGTACGCCAGCAGCGAGCACAACGATTCTCACTGGTGGCAATGGCAATAACTCAGCTGGTTACCGCCAAGCAGTTACTGCTGCGATTTTGACCCGCAACGGTATTGCTTTGCCCGAAGAGTTGCGAAGTGTTGATGTCAACGAATATCGCGCGATGTCACTGATGCAGATGGCAAGCGATCACCTGCAGCGCGCCGGTGTAAGCACTCGCAGTCTACACCATGAAGATATTGCAGCGCGGGCTATGGCTCACACCACCAGTGATTTTATGGTGGCATTACAAAACGCTCTGAATATCACCCTCGTTGCTGGTTTTGAAACTGTTGAAAATACTTGGCAGCGCTTCGCCAGCGTGAGCAGTGTTGAGAACTTCAAGAAACACAAACGGATTCGCAGTGGCGCATTCAGTGACCTTAAGCCGGTAAACGAATCGGGTGAATTCGAGGGGGGCGAAATCGATGATGCGGATAGCTTTAGTGTTTCGGCTGGCACTAAAGGCCGTATCGTTGCGCTAACTCGCGAAACTATTATCAACGATGACATCGGCTATTTACTCAGTGTGCTAGATCAAATGGGCCAAGCCGCAGGCCGAACCTTGGAGAAGGATTGCTATGCTTTCTTGGCATCCAATCCGCTGCTGGAAGATGGCCATCGTTTGTTTAGCTTAGAGCACGGCAATTTAATTACCGGTGAGCCCGTTCCAACCCAAGACAATATCGATTCCGGTATTCAGTTGATGGGAAGCCAGACCAACAAGCATGGTGATATCTACGCAATCCGGCCGGAACTATGGATGGGGCCGCTGAATTTGCAAACTACTGTTCAGCAAATTAACCGTTCAAGTACTGATGTGACTCAGGCCAACCCTGGTGTTGCGCCAAAGGTTAGCGGCACCTTCCAGAACATTAATGCTACTGCGCGGATTCCAAACAATACTTGGTACATGTTTGCGAACAAGTCTCAAGTGCCGGTAATTCAGGTGGCTTTCCTGCGCGGAAGAGCAACGCCAATTTTGTTGCAGCATGCTCCATTCACAATGGCTGGTGGCATTCAGTACTTGGTCGTCTATGACTACGGCGTAAACGCTGTGGGCCATGAAGGCGCAGTCAAGTTCACCAACTAAGGAATTAAATATGGCACGTAATTTCATTCAGAAAGGCGAGACTCTAACCATTCAGGCTAATGGCCGCACTTATGTATCTGGTGTTCCCGCGTTGGTGGGTGAATCAGTTTGTGTGCCGGCCACACACATCGCGGATGGTGAAGAAGGTGAAGCCCACTTCGAGCAAGTTTGGCGATTACCTAAGGATTCGGCGGTAGAAATTGCCCCGTTTACTAACTTGAATTTTGATTCAGTGGCCAACCAATTCACTACAGCGAATCTTGCTGAGGGGGGCGGTTTAATTGGTGGCGCGCAAAGTACTGACCACTCACCGGCTGGTGAGTCCACGGTAGCAGTTAAGTTACTTCAGGGAACGGGGCAACTGGCCTAAGCAGCCGCACAAGCATTTAATCCATAGTCAGGAAATATGAGGCCCATTGGGGCCTTTTTTATTGGGTGATTCAATGGAAACTAAGCGAGTCAAATTCAAGTTTTCAAAGACGGTTACTTTACATGGTAGCCGTTATAAAGCGGGCAGCGTTATCGAGGCGTCCGAGTTACAAGCTAACCGACTGCACCTAATGAAGCTCGGTGATATTCAGCCTGAGAATGGCGAGGAAGATCCGCCAAAAGGTGGTGATTCTGATGAAGAGCCAAATGGTGACGACGGCAACGATACTGATCCTGAGCCTAAGACCAGCGGCACTCGAACACGGAGGAGCTCATCTTCCGCTGGCGGACAAAAAGCAGCATCAAAGTGAACGGCGTTGAGCTATTTGAGCACTTCATAGATGAGGGGGCGCGGGTTTACCGTGCGTCCCTTATTCGTGACGGTGCTGAGTTGATGGGCATCATTATTTCAATAGACGATCGCAGGCTTGAGCATGATGGCATGGATGTATATGAGGCTGGTGTGGCGGTCAATGTCCCTTGGGAACAAGCCACCGAAATCGAGCGTGCAGATTTGATTCGAGTCACTAGCCCAGGTCCACACCAAGGCGTCACATTTAAGGTCGATGTGAAGCCAAAATCTTATGGACTAGATGTAGTCGGTTTGGTCTGCATTGTGGTTGGTGAATGAGATGAACTATGCACCATTTCAGGATGTGGAAGATCGTCTCTATAAGCTGCTGTCCATGATATCCAAAGAAAATGGCTTTCATACAGATATTGGACAAGCTGTTGTACCCGTACGCGATGAGAAAGATGCCCAAGCATTAGAGCGGTTTAAATTCAATCGAGGAACTATCGCGGTCTTATGGCACAAGCCTCAGCGCGTACGAGGGGTAAAAAGTCGTGTAGTAGACAGCACTAACGAATATGCACGCCTCATCAATCTTTACGCACCAATCAAAATCGAATACGCCATCGACCGCTTTGCCATGGAAGTGAAACGGCAGTTGGATGTTTTAAATCTGCACCTGGCAAACAACGAATACATGACGGGCGATGAATACAGCATTGCTGACATGGCCATCTGGCCCTGGTACGGCGCTTTGGTTAAAGGCAGGCTGTATGATGCGGCTGAATTTTTAGGGGTGAAAGACTACACACATGTGGTTCGTTGGGCCGATGCGATAGGCAAACGCCCGGCAGTGAAACGAGGAATCATGGTCAATCGAGCATGGGGTGATACCAGCCAACAGTTGCACGAACGCCACGATGCCAGCGATTTTGAGCTGCGGCCGGGCGGTGTCGCAGAG